GGGGAACCCTGGTGCCGGCAACCTCACTATCGGTAACACCACCAACGGTGTAGTGCCGACCGGAGCGACTGCTGGTTTCCCTCCCCTCCGAGCATTTAGTGGCGGCGCTGAGGGCGTCATACACTCGATCGCGTTCTCCAACACCGTCGCCAGTAGGTTCCGCCTCATGGACCGATTGTTCCATGCCGGTTCGTTCTTGACAACGCCCGCTGCTCCCACCACCTACACCCTGACTTCCATCCCCGACGCAACCGCACGCATGCCCGACGGCATCGGAGTTGGGAACGAGATCTGGGTTGAGATAAACACTGCCGTCGCCGCTAGCGCCGTAACGGTCCAGGTGGGGTACACCTCCAGCGACGGCACCACCGGTCGCCTCTCGTCCGTTTCGGCTTCCTTGTCCGGTTTCATTACGGGGCGCCTAGTCCAACTAGGGCTCCAGGCGGGTGACGTCGGCGTCCGACAGATCACTTCGGTCATTGTGGGCGGTTCGGCTGCGGCGACGGGGTCGTTCAACGTCATTCTGGCTCGGCAGATCTACAGTGGCATGCGGGTTCCGGTGGCGGGCGGTGGAGACGTACACGGCTTTGACAAGACCGGCCTCCGCCGAGTGTACGACAGCAGCGCTCTCTGGCCCATTGTCGCTCCCGACTCCACGTCTTCCGGCGTGCCGGAGATCCTAATGAACGTTAGCAGCGGGTGACCCGGTGAGCGGGAAAGTCAGCCCTCTCAGCGGGGGCAACTTCAGGGCCACCGGTCTGTTTCTCCCGCCGGGGGCGGGGGAGACCGCCGGGGAACAGGTCCGGAACTCCTGGATGTTCGGAGAGGTTGTCTCTCCTGCTGCGGGGAACCCGAGCGTGCGCGCAGCGGGAGCCTGGAACAAGACCACGAAGGCCAAGCGGAAGGCGTCTGGTTCGATGGCGAACGTCGACATCTCTACCAAGTTCGCCGGTTCGTGGATTGGTGTGTAGCGCCATGTCCCCGATTATCATTCCGAGCCCTCCAGGCGACAGCGGTAGCGGTAGCGGTAGCGGTAGCGGACTCAGCGTTCTGCAGGAATTGACGGCGGCGTTTATTGCGGCTTTCCCGGTCGTGCTTACACTGACCCCTCGTTCTCGGGTCGCCCAGCCTTCCGGAGGATGGGTGTTTCAGGACGGGACTCCCCGGACCCCTCAGACAATGACTCTTATCGAGCAGACCGGACTGAGCGGCCAGCCCGCCCCCCGGGTGACCGCCGACGGTGTAGAGCGTTCCGTCGAGTTCGAGATAGTGGCTGCGTGGGACGCGTCTATCTCTCGGTTCGACACCTTCACCCACCAGGGTAAGGCATGGGAGGTCATCGACCTGTACCCTGCCAACGGATATGAGCAACGCGCTGTGGTGTCGGCACGTGGTTAGCGGCATCCGCTGGGAAGACGATTCCCTCGTCAACCAGCTGAAGACCCTGGACGCCAGGGTTGACCGTTTCCTCGTAGCGTCGGTCTCCTACCACGCCACCCGCTCGAGCGCGTTCGCCCGGAGGACGGCTCCCTGGACCGATCGCACGTCTAACGCGCGGAACGGCCTGTTCGCGAAAGCCGAACGAGACCGGCCTAAGTACCGCATCACGATTAGCCACTCCGTCCCGTACGGTATCTGGCTGGAGACGCGCTTCTCTGGGAGGTTCCAGGTCATCCGCCCCACCGTAGACCACGAGTCGAAGGAACTTATGCAGACGGTCGCGCTCCTGTGGCAGAGGGTCCTCTAGTGGGCTCGGAGACGACCGTAGCGGGCGGAACCCTGTCCCGTGTGCCCGCCAGCCAGAAAGACGCCGGAGAGGCACGATTAGGCAGCCTACGGAGGAGATACCGTGACCGCTAGAGCCGCAATCCACTCTCTCCTGTCTACTGACCCGGTGCTGGCGTCAGCGGGAGTGGAAGCGGTGTACGCGGGCAACTCCGTCGACACCCCCAGCGAGGGTCTGTTCCTGGTAGTCCGCTGGGACCCCACGAACGCAGCCTTCGGCGCGCACGGCACGGACCGTTTCAGCGTCTGGGCGCATGACCGGAACCGGGACTACGGTCGGATAAAGACCGTCCTGACGCATCTCCGCACCCTTATCCCGGCCCAGGTTCACCTGGCCGGGGGAGACGGCTGGGTGCTGAGCACCGCGAAGTGGCTGGGGGAAGGCCCCGATCTGTTTGACCAGGGATACGGGACCGTAACGCGATACTCAGATTTCCTCGCCGTTTCGCGGTACGCTTCTGCCTAAGTTCCGGAGACCGCTAGCGCAGGAGGCTTCTCCCCGATGACCGGCACGCCCCCGCCTACTGGTGTCACTCAGTACGTCGTGACAGACGCCCCCGATTTCCCGGACCACGGGTTGGTCTGGTACGTGGGATCCTCCGACGTCCGCATCATCAGCCGATCCGATTGGGAGAAGGTGGGGGTCGAGCAAGAAGACGTCGTGTGGAACGCGGATAACCAATTCACTGTCCCAGTGGGGTCTCTGTCGCCCGATACCCTTCCGTTCCTAACTCCCGATGAGTTCCTCTTCACGTGGGAAGTCTTAGACGTCGAGACGAAAGGTTGAGACCGTGGACTTGCGCTGCCCCAGCAAGAAGCACGGGGAGGTAGCCGACCTAATCATCGAGGTCAAGTGCTCCTCCCGCTTCTGCGGGGCGTCGCGAGGCGTTGTGGTGATCCATCGCTTCAACGCTCAGACTGGCGAACCGGTGGAAACCCTCCGGTTCAAAGACCCGATCAGAAAGTGAGACAGCGATGCCGTTGACAGTCATCCCCCTACCATATGGCCTGCGGGACGTGAAGGTGACCCCTTACACCGACGCCTCCGCGACAACCCTGGGTACCGGAGTCGACCTCCCCAACGCCCGGACCTTCTCGTTCTCGGAGGCGGAAGAGTTCTCCGAACTTCGCGGCGATGACAAGTTGGTCTCCACCCGTGGGCGGGGTTCCTCCGTCGAGTGGGATCTGGAGGCTGGAGGTCTTTCCCTCGAGGCGCTGAAGGTCATGACCGGAGGGACCATCACGACTTCCGGAACCACGCCTTCCCAGGTCAAGACCTTCTCGAAGAAGACCACCGACACCCGGCCGTACTTCCGGGTCGAGGGCCAGATCATCTCGGACTCAGGGGGAGATATCCACTGCGTGCTCCCTCGTTGCCGGGTTACCGGCAACATTGAGGGCGAGTTCGCGGACGGCGAGTTCTTCCTCACTTCCGGTTCGGGCGTGGCTCTCGGCTCGAACGTGGTCGGCAAGGAAGACGTGCTGTACGAATTCGTCCAGAACGAGACCACTGCGACGATCGCCTGACCCCACCCCCACCCGACGACCCGGACACTAGGAGCACTAGGATGCCGTCCCAACCCGGTAAGACCACCACCCGAGTTCAACTCCCTCAGTCGGTTTCTGAGCCGGAGCCCAACGACTCCAAGTACGCCCCCAACGCCTGGCTGTCTTCCGGTTCGGGAGGCACGGAGGACCTCACGGTGCCTTCGGGCCAACTCTGCCTAGTGCGGCGTCCCGGTCTTGAGGGTCTCTTGAAGGCGGGCGTGCTGCGGAACCTGGACACGCTGAGCGCGATTGTTGACCAGAAGCACCTCCGGAAGACCGCGAAGGGCGCCCCACCCCGGGTGAACGTGAAGTCGCTCATGAAGGACCCAGACACACTGGCCGACATTATGCTAGCGGTGGACAAGGTGGTCTCCTTCTGCGTCGTAAAGCCGGAGGTCCACCTGACTCCGGACGACCAGACTCGGCGCAAACCCGGGCTGGTGTACGCCGACATGGTCGGCGTTGAAGACAAGATGTTCATCTTCAACTACGTCGTGGGTGGGACCCGCGACCTGGAGACGTTTCGTTCAGGACTCGAAGAGTCTATGGGAGGCGTGGAGACTGGCGAAGGCGTACCGAGTGCGCCCGAGCGAGATGTACGGTCTGCGGGATGACTACGAGGCGTGGTGCTTTGACCGGGCGGTGTTCCTGTTCGGGAGCCAACTTGAGCACGAGTTGCGGGAGTCCGCCGAGAGCGCCAAGACCCGCACAAAGGCACTTCAGAACCAGCGGAGAGTTCTGGACCGGTGGCTGTCGGATGGGGACACCCCCCGGAGATTCAAAGACCCTGCTGCGCCATTCGGCGCTCCGGGCTCCGGCCCTGTAAGCCTCTGAGACTGAAGGGAACCAGACGCCAATGTCGGAGTACAACCTCGGCACCGCCAGAGGCGTCATCGAGATCGAGTACGCGGGTGGCGCAGCCGAGCGCGCTCGGCGCGATATAGAGGAAACCGGTTCCAGTGCCAGCCGGTCCGAGGTAAACCTCCGGAAGGCCGGTAATACGGCCGGAGTTGCAGGCGGTTTGATCGCGGCGGGCATGGCCCTGGCGACTAAGACCGCTCTGGACTTCGAGCAGAGCATGTCTAACGTGGCGGCGGCCTCGGGAGCGTCGGGAGACCAACTAGAGCAACTAAGCGAGAAGGCCCTCCAACTCGGCAAGGACACTGCTTTCAGCGCGGGCGAGTCGGCTATGGCGATGGAGGAACTGGTAAAGGCTGGCCTCAGCGTTGAGGACGTGCTGAACGGTGCGACGGACGCCACGGTCGCCCTGGCAGCAGCGGGCGGGATCGACATGCCCACGGCGGCCAGCATCGCGTCGTCAGCCATGAACAACTTCTCCATCGAAGCCGAGAACATGGCTCATGTGGCTGACCTCCTAGCCGGAGCAGCGAACCTCTCCGCCACGGACGTCCAGGGCATAGGCGAGGCGTTCAAGTACGTGGCTCCCCTGGCAGCGTCTACTGGCGTCAGCATTGAGGACACCTCCACCGCCATCACCGCACTGGCCAATGCCGGCATCGAGGGGTCGATGGCGGGCACCACTCTGCGCGGCATGCTACAGAACTTGAACCCTTCATCCCAGGCTGCCGCAACAGCCATGAAGGAACTAGGCATCATCACGGAGGATCAGGGAAACCGCTTCTTCGACGCGCAGGGGAACACGAAGTCCCTCGCGGAGATATCTGGCGTCCTAGCCGAGTCGCTGGACGGCCTGTCCGACTCCCAGAAGTCCCAGGCACTGACGACCATCTTCGGCGATCGCGCTATGACCGGCGCCATCGCCCTGGCGAAGGTCGGGGAAGACGGCTTCAACGATCTTAGTGAGGCGATTGGCGATGTCAGCGCGCAGGAAGTCGCCAAGCAGAAGATGGACAACCTGGCCGGGTCCATCGAGCAGTTGAAAGGCTCGGCGGAGACGCTGGGGATCGTCCTAGGCACGGTGATAATCCCGTTCATGAAGGATATTGTGGACGGGGTAACTGCCGCGTTGAACGTGTTCCTAAACCTCCCCGGTCCGGTTCAGAAGGCGGTTGTTGCGTTCCTGGCCATAGCGTCAGCGGGACTTCTGGCGATAGCACTAATCGTGAAGTTCATCCAGGTCCAGAAGGCGATCCAACTAGCGCTGGCAGGTACCCGGCTCGCCTTCATCTCGACCTGGGTAGCGGCGCTGGGTCCTATCGGGCTGGTGGTGGCGGCGATTGCGGTAGTCATCGCCGTCATCGTCCTGCTGTGGAAGAAGAGTGAGACCTTCCGCACTATCGTCACTGCGGTCTGGAACGCGGTGAAGGCTGCGGTACTTACCGTCGTGTCCTGGTTCACCAGCTTACCTGCCCTCTTCTCTACCGTGTGGAGCGCCATAACGAACGTCTTCCGGGTGCACGCAGCCTTCTGGTCTGCCATCTGGAACGCGGTAAAGGCCGTCTTCCAGGCCATCTGGTCTGCTATCGCGGCGGTGGTCCGGGCGTACGTGGGGGCCGTGGTGGCGGTGGTTACGGGGGCGTGGAACGCTCTCAGAGCCGTTACGACGGCCGCCTGGAACGCGCTCAAGACGGTCGTATCCAACGCGGTGAGTGCGGTGGTGGAGCGCGTGCGCAGCCTAAAGGACCGCGTGGTTTCGGTCTTCTCGAACGCGGGTTCCTGGCTGTTCGACGCGGGGAAGAAGATCGTGCAGGGCGTCATCAACGGGATTACGTCCATGGCCGGCAAGATTTCCGGGGCGTTCAAGTCCGTGGCAGGAGGACTAGCGCGGTTCCTACCGGGTTCACCCGTCAAGGAAGGACCACTAACCGTACTGAACAACGGTGGCGCTGGTAAGAAGATTGTCGAGATGTTGGCGGACGGCGTTCTTAGCATGAAGGTTCCGCTTGAGCAGAGCCTTAGCGCGGTGGTAGGAGCGCCTATCCTGGCTGGTGCCGGGGGCGGGAACTTCGCGGGGAACGCTGGATTCGCCCCGTCGCCTCCCGCCGCAGTCGCGAGTTCCGGTTCGTCGGCCGGTGCACGGGGTAACATCGAACTCACCGTGATCAATCCGATCCCGGAACCGGCCTCTGAGTCTCTCACCCGGTCCATGCAAAAGGTGGCTTACCTCGGATTTGGATCGGAGGGCTAATGGCGAACACTACGGCCACCTACTGGGACGTTGACGGCGTGAGCCTTCAGACCTTCGCTTGGAACATCCAGACGCTGGGCGGTACGCGCGGTGGGGTTCCTACCTTCCGAGGTGAGAACCGCCAGACTGCATTCCGGCGAGGAGCCGACTGGCGGCCAAAGACTCCTGAGCAAAGAGTCATATCCCTAGCAATGTGGGTTCAGGGCTCCGACGACAACGGCGCTGCTCCGGTTGGGCGCTCGGAGAAGTCCCAGTACACCGAGAATCTCAGAGCCTTGCGGGCGCTGTTCTGGCGCGACGAGTCCCGGCAAGTAACCCTCACCAAGCGCTGGCTAGACACCGGGGACGTAGTCCGCTCGGCGTCGGCATTGGCGGAGGCGTCCGGTTCGATGGACCCGGACATGATGGGTCCGTACGGTAGTACGCTTATCGTAGACTTGCTGCTGGCCGACCCGTTCTTCTACGGCTCAGAGATCACGGCGACTTTGGTCAAGGACGCCACCCAAGTAGTGACTCCGGGTGGGGACGCTATGACCCACCGCGTTACGCTGGAGTTCAACGGCGCGTTGACCAATCCTAAGATTCTGAACACGACGCCCAATCCCGACGTGTGGGTGAAGGCTGGAACGACCATCGGCGCTGGTAACAAGGTAACCCTAGACGCGGATATGTACACCGCCATCCGCTCCAGCGACAGCGCCAACCTGATAGGCGCGGTATCACATTCGGGTGCACGCCACTGGATGCCCTTGGCTAAGGGAGCGAACAGCCTTACCCTGACCGCTGACAGCGGATCGGGTACGTGCGCCGTCAAGTACCGTCCGGCATTCTGGTAGGAGAGGAAACATTGTGGCCGGTAACTACCCGGACGTCCCCGCCAACCGTTTGAACTGGAGCTCGGACGGTACTCGCCTCCTAAGAGTCGAGAATGGCGTCGTGTACGACGATACTTCTCAGGGTGTTATGGATACCCTCAACGACCAATCGGTGACGAGCGCATACTACCACAACGGCGGGCGCGCTATCAAGTGGGTAATGATGTTCCCGCGCCTTATGGACCTAAGTGGCTGCCTCATAGCATACCGGAATAATGCAGGGCAATCTTCAGTATGGTCGTCTCTTGAGTGGTCCGCAGACACGTTTTCCGGGATAGACGGTACGTTCACCGCTGTGGGAGGGGGGAACCTCTACAACGGCCCCCCGGATTCTGCTGCGCAAAGAAACAGCATAAAGCCGATGTCGAT